GAAAAAAATATTAAATAAAAAATAAAAAAAATAAGGAGGGTTTATGTATGGGAACAGAATCAGACCATGATTTGTTAATTCGTTTAGATTCAAAATTAGACTCAGTTATTGAAAAAATGGGGGAAATACCGTCTTTGACTGGTAGGGTAAACAAATTAGAACAAATTGTTCAGTTAATACCTGATATGAAAAGTGACATAGAAAAATTAGAGGAAAAATCAAACACCTGGTCAATTATTAATTCAATAGGTGTTTTTGTTGCTGGTTTGTTTGGTTTTTTATGGAAATAAGTTTTTTGTGGAGGTAGATTAGATGGCAGGACAGATGAGTAGACACTATAAGAGATCAGAAGAACAAATAGCACAAGCACTAAAAGAAAATACCGGAAACATAACAAACACAAGAAAACAACTTGGTTATAATAATAATAGTCAGTTAGTTTATAGAATTAAAAAATCTGAAAAACTTCAAGCTATTTACAATTCATTCACAGAAGAACAAAGAAAAAAACCTAAAACTTCACCTAAAAAATATATAAAAGGTCGATCAATTGCTGATATTAAACAGGCACTTTATAGGCATGGGGGAGTTATATCATTAGCAGCTAAAGATTTGGGATATTCCGATTCTGTGGGGTTGAATAAACGAATACAATCATCAAAAGATCTTCAGGAATATGTAAGTGTTTGTAGGAGAGATACAACCGAATTAGCGGAGTCGATGTTAATCGACCTAATAAAAGATAAAGATTTAAATGCTATTAAATTTTTCCTTTCTCATAACTCGGAAAAATATTCTGAAAAAATAGTCATAGACCATAATGTTAAAAATGAAAGTACATGGAATCTTAATATCCTTCCTGTGGATCAATTACTACTACTCGAACAAGTAGCTGGTAAAATGCTACAGTTGAAAGGGGGTGACGATGGGGAAGAAGAATCAGAAAACTTTGTTGATGGAGAATTTATCGAAGAATCCACCAAATATAATTCAGATTGAATCTACTATTTGTAAGAAAAGTTTTTATGAATTTATAAAACGTAGTTTTTCAATTGCTTACCCTGGAGAAACCTATCAGGATAACTGGCATATAAAAGTTATTGCTGATTATTTAGAATCAATGGTTGAAAATAAATTTAACAACCTGATAATAAATATTCCTCCCAGACACATGAAATCAGCTATCGTTAACGTTTTCTTTTCTGTTTGGAGATGGATCAATGATCCTTCAGATAAATTTATTTTCACATCCTATGCTTTTAACGGTTTAGTTACCAGAGATTCTAACAAATGCAAGGATTTAATTAATTCAGATTGGTTTCAGGAACGTTTTCCTGAAGTTAAACTTAAGTTTCAACGTGAAGGGTATTTAGAAACTACCAAAGGTGGTACAAGAATCGGTTTTGGTTTTGATGGTGGTATAACAGGTCAGAACGCAAATTGGATTTTTGTTGATGATCCATTAAAAGTTAGTGATACTTTTTCAGAAACAATTAGGAACAAGGTCAATACTATCTATGACGAAGCACTGTTTAACCGTTTGATTGATGTTCAAACAGGTAAACGCGTGATAATCATGCAACGTTTACACCAAGATGATTTAGTAGGACACGTTTTAGAATCAGGGGTTTACTATGAGCAATTAATCTTACCACTTGAAAAAGAAGGGATTAAATTTGTTTCTTCAATCGGTTTTGAAGATCCAAGAAAAGAAGGGGAATTATTATGGGAATCTCGTTTTCCTAAAAAGGAAATGGAAGAGTTAAAAAGTACTCTTGGTGAACGTGCAGTAGCAGGACAACTTCAACAAAGACCAGGTGCATTAACAGGGAATACTTTTCAAAAAAAATGGTTCGAAACAAGATATGATCCAAACAATTTTATTGCTAGATATATAAGTTGGGACACTGCCAGTACTGCTAATGAATCCTCCGCTTATTCTGCCTGTGTGGTTGGTGATCTATTACCTGACTACAGGTTGTTTGTTCGTTATGTTTTTAGAAAAAAAATGGAATTTCCTGAACTTGTTTATTCAGTTGAAGAAATTGCTAATACCTATAAACATAATTTGAGAGGTGTATTAATTGAATCTAAAAGTTCTGGTATGTCACTAATTCAAACACTCAAAAAATCATCCGACCAAAAATTAGCAAAATTACTCATACCTTTCAATCCACCTAGCGGAAAAGAAACAAGAGGTGAACAAATTAGTATCTGGTGTGAAAATGGATCGGTATTATTTCCACCACCTACAGACAATTATTCTTGGTTATATGATTTTGAGGAAGAATTTTTCATGTTCCCAAATTCAAAATACAAGGATATGACAGATTCACTAATTCAATTATTATTTCATGTTGAACCGTTGTTATCGGCTGGTTTACGTGCTAGAAACAAAGTCTCCAAATAAAGGAGGGAAATAAAATTATGGGTTTAATTAACAACCTATTTAAAAATCAGACAGACAATCCATTTTCAGTTGTTGATCTACCGTTTCGAACGATGTATGAAAAATTAGAAGAATATTATGACAATAACTCTTTGTATGATAATGTTCAAAACTATTCAGAACAACAATCTAAGTGGGTTGAAAAAATGAAAGGACTGAGAACTTGTGTTAATCGTTCTGTAGAGTTTTACACTGCTCAAATATGTAAGAAAGATTTGCAGGTTATAACCAATAATGAACAAATTAAAGAATCTTTAGAACAATTCTATACATGGTCTAATCTTGAATTTACTAAAAGAAAAATGGTTAGACAATTATCACTATTAGGTGATTTGTTTATAAAAGTTGTAAATACAAAAACAAAAATTTACACAGATATTATTCATCCAAAATATTTAACAGAGTTTAAAGTTGATCACAGAAATTATTTAACAGAAGCTAGGATTGACATTCCTATCAGGGAAGATGAACAAGATTTTACTTATACTGAATACTGGACAAAGGAATATTTTGCAGTTTATAAGCATAAATTTTCAGAAACAACCAAAATTGAAGATTTAGGTACACCATTACAGTTTACCTGGTTGAAACAGTTAGGTATAGATTTTATTCCTATCGTTTATGTTAAGTTTAGAGATGTTCCTAGTAAAGATAGAGGAGCTAGTTGTGTAGAACATGCTATTTTAAAAATTGATGATGTTAACAGAATGGCGACCAGACTTGAATCTTTACTCTACAGACACAATAAACCAATTTTTGCTGTTAGTTCTAGTGTTGTAGATGAATCAGGTAGACCGTTACCACCTCCTGAGATAGAAGGGGTTGATAATGATGAATCGGCAGAAATGGAAGATGGTAGTTTGATTTATATGCCTGGAATGACACACCTAGAAAGTTTAATTCCTAATATCAACTATGAATCAGCATTGAAAATTTTACAAGCTGCTGAACAAGAATTAGAAAAGGATTTACCGGAATTAAAGTATTATTCTTTACCTTCTACCGATATTTCCGGAATTGCATTGAGAACACTTTTGTTAGGTGCTATTGACCGTTTAGAAGAAGCGAAATCTAACTTTAAACGTGGTTTAGAACGAGCAGGTGAAATTGCTCTTACTGTTGGTAAAAATACAGGTGTATTTAAAATTTCAGGTTCTTATGAAAATGGAGATTTTGAACATGATTTAATTTTAGGTGATATATTCGCACAAACAGCGGAAGAACAAGCAAACCTAACTAAACTATATGTTGATTCTGGTATTCCTGTAATAATGTCAATGAAATTAGCTGGTTATAGTGAAGAGATCATTAATGAAACACAAACAATTTTAGATAAACAAAATGAGCAAAATTTAGCAAGTTTTATAACAAATTTCAATAATCAATAGGGGGTAAACTATGGGTTATTGGGATAAAGTACAAGAAATTTTAGCTGAATACCAAAAAAAAATAGAAGGGAGTGAAAGAAAAACATTTAACTTATTAGCTAAACGTTATGGTTCACTTTCTTCTTTTTTTACGGATTATATAGAGAAACTTTCAGCAATTGAAAACAAAACTCCTAATCAAATTAGAAAACTTTCTGTTTATCAGGATTTTTTAAAAGATTCAAATAATGAATTAACTAAATATGCTGTTTATTCAGATGAACTAATCAAAAAACAACAAGAAATATATCTAAAATATGGATTAGATCAAATTGCAGATATATTTTCTACATTTGATGTTAAGTTTGAAAAATTGAATCTAGGAGCTATTAATTATATTATTGGTCAAACTTCTGAAGGTGAACGTTTATATAATATTTTGTTAGGTTATAACTCAGAAACAGTTGAAAAAATGACCAAAACACTTTTAGAATCTGTTGCTATTGGTAGAAATCCACGTGTAACAGCTAGATTGTTAACCAAAGATTCAAATATTCCACTTTGGAAAAGTTTAAGATTATCAAGAACTGAAACAATGCAAGCGTATCGATTAGCCAACAAAGAAAGTATGAAAAATTCTGGATTGGTAAAGAAAGTTAAACGGATAGAACAATCAGATGCCTGTGATTATTGTCAATCTGTTAATGGGAATGTTTATCCTATTGATAGTAACTATGGAGAATGGCATCCAAATTGTAGAGGAACAACCATTCCTATTATTGAATTTTAAAAAAGATTAAAGGGTAGTAAAAAATTAAAAAATTTTACTACCCTTTATTTTTTTAACATTTTTCTATTTTCTTAAATTATCAATAGGATTATTACTAATATGAGATTTTAACAGATCCTTTTCATCTATTTTTAAATATCTTTGTGTTACTTCTAAACTACGGTGACCAAGTAAGTTAGATATATCCAAAACACTAGCACCATTTCTATATAAAGTAATAGCAAAACATCTTCTAAAATCATGTGGGGAACAATAGGGAATATTATTAATATCACAATTTCTTTTTATGATTTTCATAAAACCGTAATATTGTAATCTTGAATTCACTATGTTTATCCAAAGAGGGGAATCAGGTTCTAGATTCTCCCTTGTTTTTAAGTATTTTCTTAAATATTTTCTTGAATCTTTTCCAAAGAAAACAACTCTTGATTTTTTAGTCTTGCTGTTTTCACGTTTAATAAAAACCCTTCCTGAAATTAAATCTACATCTTCAATGTTTAGAAGTAAAAATTCTGTAATTCTACAACCTGAATCAACTAAACAGGAAAACAATGCACTATCCCTTAATTTGAATGTTCCTGAGGTATTCTCAATTAATATTTTTACGTGTTCTATCGGTATTCCATCTAAAATTTCAGGTTTAGGATTTTCGATTTTTATTTTCTTGATTGGATTTTTCCAGTTATCAGGTTCAAATTCTTCTTCATAAAAATATAACAATGCACGTATAGCACGATATGGTGCATGTGTGCCACCTGAAGTTCTTGTTTCAGATAAATGAATAAAATATTTTTTTAGTTGCTGAGTTGTTATCAATTCAATATTAGTTTGTGAAATTTTTTCAGTTTTTAACCATTTTTGAAAATTATCAAAATTATAATGATAAAATTCTATTGTCCTTTTCGATCTTTGTTTCATTTTTCTATCTGTTATAAAACTCTTGCAAATATCATTAAATGAATAAATTAGAATCGACATTTTACACTCCATTTGTCTAATTCCTTTTTAATGGCATTTTCAAGTGTTTTAGTGGTTTTTAGCTGTTTTACAAAAAATGGTCAACTCTGGATCAGTATGTAGGGGTTC